GTTTTTACAAAGGCAAAAAATGAAACTAACTGACAGCCGTGGTCCTAACATAGATACACAAAAATGTGTAGAACAAGCAGGAGGCAACAGATTTGATCTTGTACTCATAGCCACAGTAAGAGCTAGAGAATTGTCTCGTAGACACAAGGCAGCAGGACATACCACTCAAGTAAATGCTCCGGTGAGTGCCTTGCTAGAAATCCAAGAAGGCAAGATAGGTCGAGAATATCTTAAAAGAGTAGAATAAATTCGATGCGGGATTAGTTTAATGGTAAAACAGCAGATTTCCAATCTTCGGTCAAGAGTTCGATTCTCTTATCCCGCTCCAAGGACGCCATGCAGGTAGTAGATCAAACACAGCTTGTTCGTAAATTCAATTTTAGCAGTGTTATCACTGAGCAAGATGATGCCGTGGCCTGCAACATTATCAAGGGCATCATTGCCGATGGCAATTACTTTACAAACAGCCCCAAGTTTCAAACCAAAGAGAATATATTTGCGCGACCGGAACCTGTATGGTTGAAATACAGAATGAGCTTTATGTTCAGCCTATTCATGTATCTAGGTCGTGAAGTCAAAGTATCAGAGATGATGGCTTGGAGTTTTATGACCAATCTCCAGGGTGCCGAAAATCGTGAAAAACTGTGGCACAATCATTGGCATCCAAAAAATCCCAATAGTAAAATGTTCAGCGGAATATACTATCTTCACATTCCCAACGACGTCAAAGATCGAGACTACTGCGGCACAGAGATAGCACCCAACGGTGCAGAACAAGACGGAAAATATTTTATTAAACCCACCCAGGGACACTGGATCATATATCCCAGTGAAACATGGCATCGTCCAGGCATCGTACAAAGCAACCAATATCGTTTCATATTGGCAGCAGATATAGAATGCTCCTATAGTTAAATGGCATAACGCATCCTTGGTAAGGATGTATTTCAAGTTCGATTCTTGGTTGGAGCACCACTTGACACATTGATAGAATGGTAGTATAATAGTTGCATGTATAAAGTAATAGATAAAGAACAATCAACAGAGTTTGCCGACTTAGATTTGGCAATGGCATTTGCTAAAGAGTTAAATGTATTCGTCACTATTCAAGGTGGCGAATTTGAAATCGTAGGTGTGTTTGGGGTTGACTCTGTAGTAGATGGTGTATGCCCAGACGGTGTTAGATACGATTGGAACAAAGCTGGCCGAATCGGTCGAGTCAAAAAAGAAAGACAAAACATAAATGGCCAAAGAAGACATAATTGAATTAACCGGGGCTGTGGAAGAAGTTCTACCCGGTAATATGTTTAGAGTAAAGATAGATAATATGTCTACTATAATACTCTGCTATACCAGCGGCAAACTCAAGCAACACAAAATTCGTATTATTCTAGGCGATCGTGTCAAGGTAGAAGTTAGTCCTTACGATCTCAGCAAAGGTCGTATTTCATATAGATTATAACAGGAGTTGGTCATGCCATGGATTCAAAACGTAGCACTCAGTGACATCCGTAAAGGGTTTCACATCGATGCGGGATCAAATTCCATGCTGATCCAAATCTGTGATCCGCCTGGCGATTTTCCCACCCCTTTGCACACATTCAAAGAAGTTCATCAATTCCAGTTCTTGGACATCGAAGCCAAGGACGAATGTTTGGACGAAGCCATGCGTTGCAGCCAAGAGCAGGCCGACGAACTTGTTCGACTGTTGCAACACGCATTAGAAAATCGCATGAACGTTGTGGTGCATTGCCATGCTGGCGTTTGTCGCAGCGGGGCAGTGTGCGAAATTGGTGTCATGCTAGGTTTTAACGATACCGAGGCATTCCGCAGCCCCAACCTATTGGTCAAGCACCGCATGATGAGAACCCTGGGTTGGTTATACGATGAGCAAGAACCCCACAGTATCAACGGAGTTACCTTGCCTTCCGGCATAGTTATTCCGGCCAAGACCATAGATTGGACCAACGACAACGAAAAGGTATTTACACTAGCTGCTGAGCGTAGAGCTCGTAGAATCAAAGAAGGTGATGTATGATACATTTAAATATATTTGAATTGAACAAAATTAAAAATATCTGCGAAGCTGTGGGCACAGAATACTTTACGCTAGAACAAGATAACAGTTCTGGTATTGGTAGTGTTCTTACAATGACCTACGAGACAGAAATAGCAGAGTATCCTGCTAGAGTATCCATTGAAGTGTCGGGTGTAGAAAATTGGTGAATATTGTACTCATCGGCGGAAAACATTTTGGATGCCTAGCTCTGCATCTTTTAGCAAGTAAAAGCGATGTAGTTATACAACGAGTCGTAGTCACAGAAGAAGATGATCGTCTAGGAAAACTTTCAAAAAAATTAGATTACGAATTGTACACAAGTAATCCAACGCTAGTAGATGCTGATGCAATACCAGATGATTGTGATCTAATCGTTACTGCATATACTCATGCTCGAGTTAGTAATGCAGCGTTGTCAAAATCTAAATTAGGCGGAATAGGATATCACCCCAGCCTTTTACCTAGACACAGAGGTAAACACGCTGTCGAAGACACAATAGCTTGTAAAGATGTAATCGCCGGTGGAAGTGTTTATCAACTATCCCAGGAATGGGATCAGGGCAATATCTTAATTCAAGATTGGTGTGCGGTGAAACAGGACGACAATGCTGGAACACTTTGGCGTCGAGATCTTAGTCCCATGGGTATTAGACTGCTGTCAACAGCCATTGATGGCATCATTAAGAACGGATATATTATTTCCAAACCGCAGGTATAGTGTGACGTTTTAGCCACTTGACAGTTTGGATTTTCTGTGCTATAATATACACATACTGAGAAAGCAAGCAATGGAATACCTAATTGAAACCCGTAGTAAACGAACCAAGACGTTTTTTAAAATTATTGTTCCTAGGATGCTCAAAGAGCTTAAACTAGAACGTAGTCGTAAAACTCTGTTGATTAGAGTATGCAAGGGCGATCTAGAAGGACAGGAAGGTTCCACAGTTCCGTTAGATGCGATTGACAGCTATGTTGTATTGATCAAACCTAAAAACTTGAAAGACATGGGGCTTACACTTGCTCACGAGATGGTACACGTTAAGCAATTGGCCAAAGGAACATTGAAACAGATAGATGGAGTAAATTATTGGAAAGGCAAGCGTTATCGAAAAAATCACAGGTATCTAGAGATGCCGTGGGAAGTTGAAGCGTTTTCTAAACAAGAATTACTTTTTCGAAGAACATTAGAACGATGAAAGGAGGGCATGATGCCTAGTGTATTTTTAGTCAGCGACACACACTTTGGACACACAGGTGTATGCCGCTTCACACGTAACGATGGTGTTACAAAATTACGTCCATGGGATTCTGCTGAGGAAATGGACGAAGCCATGGTCAAGGCCTGGAACGAACGGGTAAAACCCACTGATAAGGTATACCATTTAGGCGATGTTGTTATCAACCGCAAAGCCTTGGGAATCATGCGTAGGTTAAACGGTGACAAGGTGTTGATCCGTGGTAATCACGACATCTTCAGAGATGACGACTACCGTGAACACTTTAGGGAATTGCGGGCATATCACGTTATGAACGGGATGATCTTAAGCCATATTCCGTTACACCCGGAATCGTTGGGTCGTTTTGGTACTAACATACACGGGCACTTGCATGCCAATCGTGTTATGTTACCCGGGTTTGGTGGTAAGATCACTGACATAGTAGATACTCGTTATCATTGTGTTTGCGTGGAACAAACGCCGGACTTTGCTCCTATCTTGTTTGAAGACGTTATTGCACGGATTGAAGCAGAAGGTGGCAGCATCGGATTCAAGTCCGGAAACGGGCCTACAGCAGATTAGGACGTAGTCCTATTTTAGCGCCAGCCCTAAGGCGCTTATAAATGAGGGTAAAATAGCACCTTCGGGTGCTATTTTTTTGACTCTACGTTCTAGTATCAGCGGCATAAATACTTGTGATAGGAATAATTCCAGGAGTAGAAAATATGCCCTTACAGATTCGCAGAGGCACCGAAGCAGAACGCACAGCAATGACACAGCCTCTGGCTCAAGGCGAACTGCTGTATGTGACCAACGACCAAAGATTATACATTGGGAATGGCGCTACATTAGGCGGTGTTCAAATTACCGGATATACCGATGAAAATGCACAAGATGCAGCGGCCCTGCTTTTCAGTAATGGCACACATACTGGGATAGCTTTCACATACAACGATGCGTCTGCTAGTATAAGTGCAGTTCTTGATTTATCAAATATCGCAGGAACAGTGAGAGCTGATGCATTTAAAGGTTCAGTATTTGGAGATGATAGCACTGCAATGGTAGATGCCATCAATAACACATTCAACGGAAGTTTATCTGGTAACGTAACTGGCAATTTAACTGGTAACGTTACAGGCAATGTTACAGGCAATGTAGTTGGCAATGTTACAGGTAATTTAGTTGGTAATGTAACTGGTAATTTAGACGGTGATATTAATGGTTCGGTATTTTCAGATACATCAACCATGTTAG